CAAATTCGCGCCCCTCGCAACGCAGAAGCTCTTGCCAGAGCGAGGGAAGATTTTGGATTTTTCTGTGAGTATGTGGCGGATAAACCGCCAGCTCGTCATCACATTGATTGGCATCGGCACTTTGTTACCAATGAAGATAGTTCTTGTTTAATCAAGATTGCTGGCCCTAATGTCGATCTTCTTGCTCCCCGTGGTTCAGCCAAATCAACAGTCCTTGGTTTGTTAACGGCTTGGGCTATTGGTGTTCATACTCAAGCCAAGTTACCTCTTCAGATTCTTTATTTGTCGTATACCGTTGATATTGCTCGTTCTAAATCAGCAACCATTAAACGCATTATTGAAAGTAAAAGGTATCAAGAAGTTTTCCCAACTGTACGCTTAATGAAAAATGTAACCAGTAATGAATACTGGTCCATTGATCATAAATTTGCTGGTATTGATACAACTGGTGATGAGCAGTTTACGCTTTGCGCGGCTGGCTTGAAAGGTTCGGTGACGTCTAAGCGTTCACACCTTGTCATGATTGATGACGCCATTAAATCTGCTGCAGACATTTCTAATCCTGATATCCGTAAACAGATGCAGGAAAACTGGAATGCCGTGATTGCACCAACCATGTTTGAAGGCGCCAGAGCAATCTGTCTTGGTACGCGTTTTAGGCATGACGATATTCACGCAACAACTTTTAACGAACAAAATAATTGGACGCAAATTGTTTTATCGGCAATTTCCAATAATCCCAAGACGGGAGAAGAAGAGTCTTATTGGCCAGAAATGTGGTCACTTGATTACTTAAAAGAAAAGAAAAGACAAGCCCCTATTGCTTTTTCTTTTCAATACATGAATCAAATCATTCGTCAAAACGAACTGTCTTTGGCGCCTGAGTTGATCGTTAAAGCTGAGATCTCTACTGAATTTGACACGCTTGGTGTTGGTGTTGACCTTTCCGCTGGCACCAAGGAAAAAAATGATTACACCGTCATGATTCTTGGGGGAAGGATTGATGATCGTATTCACATCATTGATTATCGCCGGATACGCGTTATGGGCAACCTGGAAAAGTTAGATGCCATGAAAGAATTGCTTAATGATTGGTCGGTGATTGGGCGTGATGATAATGGCCACTACTTCCCCACGTATTCAACTTGTGATATTTGGTCAGAAGCCGTCCAGTACCAAGCTTCTCTCGAAGCTGATTTCAAACGGGTTTGCCTTAATAATGAAGGTCTCTACAATTTGATTTGGCATCCCGTCAAAGGTTTCCGTGCAGACAAGCTTGCACGTTTCCGTGGCATCATGGGCATGTTTGAAGATCGTAAAATCATCTTTAATCGTTATAGGAATTTCACTAATCTCTTCGAGGAACTCACTAATTTCGGAGTCAGTAGTCATGACGATTGTGTCGACGCCTTAGTCTGGCTTGTTACAGGTTTATCGAGAAAAGGGCAGCTTCAGCTCGATTACTAAACTTTAGAATAAGAAAAAAGCTTTTTAGGCGTGGGACCAGAATACTTGGCGATAGCAATAACGGCTATTGCATCCGCAGTTAGCGGAGGAACTTGGGTTGCCAACAAAATATTAAGCCGTCACGCTCAAGACATTCGACAGGTTTACAATTACACCAACTCACAAGAAAGAAGGATTGACATCTTGGAAGATCAGATCAATCGCATGCCTTTGGACTACGTTTTGAAGGTTGATTTTTTAAGAGAAATCCAAGAAATGCACAACAACTTTCGTGAAATTAATAATAAACTTGATAAGCTTATGGAAAAGCTTTTGACAAAATGAGTTACATCCTTGAAGTCCAAGAAGATGACAACGGCGATCAATTCATTGTTCTGCCTGACGAATTGATTGATGAGCTTGGCTGGCAAGAAGGTGATGTTCTTGATTGGGATGTGCGATCTAACGGGATTATCCTCAGCAAGGTTAGTGATCCCACCGGATACGAAGCAATAGAAGAGTAGAATTAGAAAAAGTAAATTTTTAAAATGTATCATATTTCTCAGCCCGGTGGTTTCTATGGTTCTCGCCTTGGCAATGACGGCGCTTATGTCGGCGGAGTTCCTTTAAAGAATCTTTTCCCTAATGCTCCTTCTGATATTCCTTTTGCCCCGGGCACGCCGGGGATTGTTCGTCCCGGCACGAACCAAAAATTAAAAGATCTTTTCCCATACCAACCTGGGGGGTATGGGGGCGAAGAGGGCGGCCCGCGCTATGGCACAACACCAGGTGGAGTAGCCCTTGGTCCCGCCAACCCTTCGTTTACTGTTGGCAACATGGCTGGCATGGCCAACGCACAGTTCTTTGGTGGTCCTCAAATGGCCCAAGCCACCGCCCCCGGCCAACCTTTAGGCAAGCCCCAGATTGGCGGCGGTGCACCCAATATTCCTTTAACGCCGGAAGAGCGGGAACGTCTTCTTCAACCTGGCAGCCCAGCGCCCCCGGACCTGCGTGAACGCTTTGGTATCCCCAAAGCCGAAATGCCGTATGGTTTTCAGAACAAGTACGTATCTTGATCATTTGAAATGAAAACTAAAAAACTTGTTAAAAAGGCTTTAAAGCATCCCGAGCTTTACAGCTCTGCAGATCTTGTGTTTTTTAATAAGTGGCTGCAACAAAAGAAGCAAGCGAAGGCTGCTAAGATCAGTAAAGATAAATAGAGAAATAGTTGATGGCTGCCGTAGACGCCAAGGCCCGGCTTAAAGAAATTATTGACTCCTACCTGGAAAAAGACGGAGGAGCCTCTATTGATACGGGCGTAGTTGCGTCACATTTGGCGCAGATGAAACTGTTTGGCATCCGCCAAGGCGTCGAATTTTTTCCTGCGCAAGATAATTTCGGCAACCAGCGAAAAGATTTTATTGAGCGCGTAGCCAAATTCAATCAACTTGATACGCGCCTTGATTCGATTTGGGATTATTTTTTGTGTGATGGACAAGGACTTTTTTACATTCGTCCCACGCAAAACAATTATCGGCTTTACTATTTTCGTCGACACGAATATCGTAGTTTTTACAACATTGATGGCGAACTTGATGAAGTTGTAATCATCTATAGCTACAAAGTTCGCCAGGGTTTTGGTTATCAACAGGACATCGAAAGTTCTAGCTTGACCGGTCCACTGTCGATGGGTCGTGGTGGCGCTAAACGCTACATTCGTCTTTCAATTAAACATAAAACAATTGAAGAAACTCATTCAGAAGGCGAGATTTCTTTTGATACAAACTACCAGGTGGTTACCGGCCGCACTAAAACGTTTAAAAACACGCTTGGCTTTATTCCGTGTGTTGAGATTTTTAACAACGTCAAAGGGTTTTCTACGGAAGGTGTCGGTGAGTTCGATGCGTTAGCAAATCATATTTGCACGCATGACGACATGGTCCGCACCATGCGCAAGAATGTGCAATTCTTTGGCAACCCAACACTTCTTTCTTCTCGTCCCAAAACAGACTTGATGGAGTCCGGTGGAGAGAGCGTTGTTCAACGACCTTCCATTGCTGCGAACTCTGGCTTCATGGGTGGTGGCCCCTTAAGCCAGTCACGTTTTAAAGCTGATCCTGTTTATCGGGGCATGGATGGACAGCTTCGTGTTCCAAGAATCATTGCAAACCTGGAGCCAAACGATCGCGTTGGTTATATTGTTCCTGATGCAATTACTGGTGATCAGAATTCTTTTGCGCGGCAATATCGAGAAGAAATTCGCACGGCACTTGGCGGTGTTGACGAGCTTTCTATTTCTGCAGGCGTTACAGCAACTGAATACAAATCTTTGTTTGGTCGCGTTAGCGCAACGGCAAAGAAAAAAGCAACCTCTGTTTACACCTATGGCATCTGCCGTTGTTTTGAGTTAATTGTTTTCCAAGAGGAACGTTTATTCCGTGAAACATTAGCCGCAGCAGCAGGATTAGAAAAACCTTTGGAACTTCCAGAAGCTGCAACCGAAGAAGATATTGCTGCTTATGAAGATGCCATGGGTGTGTTTGAAGATCAAGTAAAGCAGCTAATGATGGCTTGTCTTAAAACACAACAAATTCCTCCTGGTGTTCTTGGTTTAATTCCCGATGGGGATGTGACTGTTCAGTGGCGCTGGCTTGGGCCTGTTTACGAAGATTCGACGCAAGATATTTTGAATAACTCCATTGTTGTAAGAAATCTGCAAGAATTAGGTGTTGATAGCATTGAGGCACTGAAATACCTCTTTCCGTCAAAAACGGACGAGGAGCGGGCCGCGATGCTATCGGGGTTCCCGTTCAGGA